CGGTAAGACCGTGTCTCACGAGGTTAAACAAGATGGCGTTTGGTTTAGAGTTGTTCTTGATAAATCAAAAAAACTCGTACAAGATATTGTTCAGGCCGTTAAAGAAAAGCTGGCAAGAGCGTCCAGCGGGTCTGCACCTCATCTTGCGCGAGTTGATAAGGACGGGCATATCCGAGAATGGCCTGTGGTTGAGTTGAGTATATTTGATACACGGGACGGAAAACAACCAGCAAACAATTATGCAGTTGTTTTGCCAGTTGCTAAAGCTATTTATAAACAGGCGAGTATTGACTTTCCTGATGAATTTGCGAACATCGACAGTCACAAAGACACTACAAGAGGTAGTGGTGATGAGGGTGATAGCAAAACACAATTAGACAACGAGGTTATAAAGATGGACGAAAAAGAATTACAAGCGTTGAAGGATGCAGGTCGTAAAGAATTGCAAGCCGAAATTGACGCAGAAAACGCAAAACAAAAAGCGATTACTGACGGCATTGCCGAAGGTATCAAAGCTGAAAAAGCTCTATTGGTCGAAGCTGCTGAGTTAGCAAAGAAAGAAGCTGACGAAAAAGCAAAAGCAGACGCTGAAAAACGCAGATTACCAGACAGAGTTAGTTTTAATAAAAACTCTGACATTAGCAAGTTTGATAATTTGGATGCTGGCGACCAAGCGGTAATGATTGGTATTATCGAAGGTGCTGGCAAACACGCTTCCGATTCAGCTTATAAAGCACTTGCCATGAAAATGGAAGGTGACAAAACAGACGTAGGACTTAAGGGTTCACGAATGTTGAAAGCCAGAGGACTTAAAGCTGACGAAGTAATGTACTCCACACTTTCAGGTTTTGGTGATGAATGGGTAGGCGTTGCTTACTCAAGCGCATTATGGCAAAACATTAGAGCAGATAGTAAAGTTGTTTCTAAAATTCCAAGCATCGAAGTTCCAGCTGGACACGAATCAATTACCATCCCATTGGAAGGCGCAGATCCTACTTATTACAAAGTAGCTCAAGTGAATGATACTGACGCAACCCAATTACAGCCAAACCCAACAATCACATCTTCACAGATGGCGACAAGTAACGGTTCTTTAACACTTGCCAAAATGGGTGCAAGAGTATTGTGGTCTGGTGAATTGCAAGAAGATTCAATCGTACCTTTTGTAAATCAGTTGAGAAGTCAATTGACGCAAGCAGGCATTGAACAGCTTGAACACGCTGTAATTGATGGCGATACCGCCGCAGGTGCATCCGCTAATATTAATGATATTGCCGGAACTCCCGCAGCTTCTGATTTGTTCCTCATGTTCAACGGGTTCAGAAAATCACCACTGGTAACCACGACAGCAAACAGCCGTGATGGTGGCGTATTAACCGCAGATGATTACTTAAAAACTGCCAAACTAATGGGTACTGCCGGACTTGGCGGGGCTGATATTAAAAAAGTTTCGTTTATCGTTGATCCTAATACTTACTGGAAATCATTAGACTTACCAGAAGTAAAGACACGTGACGTATTCGCTAATCCAACAATTGAGAATGGACAACTCACAGGCATTTATGGCTTTGACTTATTCCCTTCCTGGAACATGCACTATAAGAACGCTTCCAGACTAGCTAACACCGCTGGTAAAGTTGACGTTGATACCGCAGGCAATAACACTAAAGGCGCAATCTTGGCCGTACGTTGGGACCAATGGTTAATGGGATTCAGACGAAGAATGACAATGGAAACCACAAGAGTTCCTTCTTCAGACAGCTATGAAATTGTAGCACTCGCACGAATGGGCTTGTTACAACGTGATACCGAAGCTTCAAGTATTTCTTATAACATCACAATATAGGAGGCTAATCATAAATGAGTGGCTTACTTAATAAAAAATTATCCGTTGGTAAGGTTGGCGGTGCTTCGTTCGTTGTTGGTGCTGAGGCTACAAATGTAATAAATGTAGCAGTTCAGTTGCAAGACGAATTCGGAGCAGACCTCGCTAATGTTGCCGCTGTACCGTTTTATTTCAGCGATGACGCAGCAGGGAAAGACCCAACTACCACAGCGCATGATGGCGGTTCAGCTATCGGGACTGATGGAGCAATGATTGAATGGACAGCAAACCTTAGCGGTTTGTTGGTTAGCGAAGCGGATGGTGATATTGATATTGATATTACCGATGCAGGCGCATTCACCGTTTACTTGTGCTTAGTTCTTCCAGATGGAAGTATTGCTATTTCAGGCGTGATTACTCACGCAGCATAATAAACACCATGGCGGGGCGTAAAAACCCCGCCTTGATTGTTTGATGAGGTACATACATGAAGATTAAATTTTTACAAGACTACAGGGGCGTATTGACTAACGAGCAATACTTTAGACAAGGTGACATTGTAGACGGTAGCAAAGTTAGACCAGAAGCATTGATTGCCGAAGGTAGGGCAGAAGCACTTGTCGAGAAAAAGAAAACAGCACCAAAGAAGAAAGCGGCGGTGAAGAAATGAAAATAGTACCAGTTAGTTTACAAGGAACAACGGACGCACTCGGAGATGTAATACTTAGCTCTTCGGGAAGTGTGTTTGGTAAATTATACGCCGTTGAATGGATTGACGGTGATTTAGCAGACGGTATTGACGCTGTATTATCCGTACAAAAGACTAGTAGCGGAGTAGCACAAACCTTATTGACATTGACAAATGCGAATATTGACAAATGGTATTACCCAAGAGTATCTGCACAAGATGAAGCGGGCGCAGATGCCGAAGTAGCAGCCACGTTTGACTGGCGAGTACAGCAAATCGTTAATGGCACACTTCGTTTAGTTATTTCTGACGGTGGAAACGCCAAGACTGGCGGTTGTATCGTTTACGTGGAAGTACAAGGATAATATGACTGGAATTAGTACCAAGAACAAGGCATTACAAAGCGCAGCGGTAGCAACTGGCAACGGAGAAGTAATAGACGTTGTTCAATTGTCTGGTGTTTGAATTGGCAGGGAAGAATGATAATGAAATAGTGCCATTAATACCCTATAAGATTATTTTAAATCCTGGAGAAACTATAACTATGGCTGGGGTAAGCGCAAATTCTGCGACAATAGACGGATCTTTACTTTGGAAGGAGTTATTTTAAATGAGTATCACGAATGGTTACATTACATTAGCACAATTCAAAGCCTCAAATATTCCAGACGCAGGTACTGACGCTGCAGACGATGCGGTTATAGAAGGAATTATTGAGAGTGCATCAAGGTTCATTGACAACGAAACGAACCGATTCTTTTATGCGAGTACGGAGACTAGAAATTACGATGTGCCTAGTGGAAGGGAATTGATGCTGGATATGGATTTGATTAGTGTTACCACATTAACAAATGGTGATGATGTTGAAATTGCATCAAGTAATTTTATACTCAATCCTTCTAATGTAACGCCTAAATATTCAATCAAGCTCAAACAATCTTCAACGGTTGGGTGGGTATTAGACAGCTCAGGTAATAGTGAGCAAGTAATTGAGGTTATTGGTAGTTGGGGATTCTCAACTACAGCACCTTATGACATTTATCAAGCATGTTTAGATATTTCTACTCAATCATATAACCGGCGCAAAGGTAAAAACAACACTGGGTCAGTCAACATTACAGCCGCCGGCGTTATCATATCGCCTCAGGACGTACCACAACAGGCTAGAAGGACGATAAACCATTACAAGAGGCGTAACTAATGGCATTGTCATTAACAACCGTTGCCGATAGTATCTCTAAAATATCTGTATCTGGGCTCACTATAAAAGACTTAGACGAGACGCTAGACAATGTTACTTCGAGAGACACACCCGTAATGATGCCAGCACCTGAATTTATCTCAGATATTAATGCTGAGGTAATGGCGATGGGAACGGGAGCAGTAAAGAAGTTGGATGTGTATTACACGCTCAATTATAGATTCTTCTTTCAAGAGGTTGGGGCGAATAGAAAATTATCAGATGTGTATGATGCAATGATTGCACAACTTTCATTATTGATTGACGCATTATTATTAAATGACGTAGTGACTGGAGCGATTGATTTACAGATTGCAAGTATATCTGGAAATGGAATCACGGTTGACCCAGTAGGCGAGGCGTTTTTTGGGTTTGATATTGGATTACGTATTATGGAGTTTCAAGATGGTTAAAGCAATACAGAAATATAAGCACCCTAAGACTGATGAAGTGTGGTTGCCAGGGATACCCATACCTGGATTAACGGAAAAAGAAATAAAAAAGGGTATTCAAGATGGTTACTTAGTTGCTACGAGAGCAAAGGAAAAAAAGGTGAATAAAAATGGCAACAGGTAGAACGGTAACAAAGTTCGCACGGGCGTACGTTGACGGCTACGACTTAAGCGGTTTCATGGTAGACCCTGGTCTCTTATCGAGTGTATATTCTCAAATCGGCGGGGCGCACATGTCCGATGCTGTGAAAGGGTATTTACCTGGACAGGCTACGAACTCAGTTGGTCCTATAAATGCGATGTTTGATAATACGGCATCGGGTTTGCATGATATGGTGGCAGCCGATACGGTACGGACGGTAATGGTTGCGCTAGGTATTCAAGCAGCCCCAGCCGTAAACGACCCAGTATTTGCAGGCGATTTTCTTCACTTAGACCACATAGTAATTAGCGGCGGTGAAGAAATAGCTGTAAGCGCAATATTTCAACCCGCAACCCTGGCGACCACGCTCTCTTATGATAACCCGTGGGGTAAATTAGCATTAGAGAAGTCAGTCAAGACGGCAGCCAATACAGCGACAGCAACGATTGATTATGGCGCACAAACCGCTTTTGGTGGGTACGCGTGCTTTCATTTGTTCTCAAGTGACGGAACGGCAACGTTGAAGATACAAGATTCAGCTACAAACATAGACGGGAATTTCAGTGACTTAATAAGTTCGGGTGTGATTGATGCAAGCGTAACGCCAGTAGGTTCAATAGTGGCTTTAGCTACCACAGCAACGGTAGAAAGGTATATAAGATGGCAGGTTGCACTTGGAACTGCCACAACAGTAACTATGGCAATGAGTTTCCATAGAGCAATCAGATAGGAGTTAAATAATGGCAACAGGAAGATCAGTAGGAAGGTTTGTAAAGTTTCAAATACATGATAGTGGCGGAACGCTACGGGATATTGCAGTATCTAATATTGGTGGCGTTGGTGTTTCATACGACCAAGTAGATTTAACAGCTTTGAATGATGCGTTGAAAGGGTTTATGTCAGGACATGGTGATGTGACTCTAGCCATTTCCGGACCATTCAGTAATACAGCCGCAGCCGCCGCAAGTGGTTCGGGGGCAGCCGCTTCTTATTCTGGAAGTCACACAGTATTAGCTCCGCTTAATGGTGGGAGAACGCCTTTGACGTTTGCGGTACTTATAGGTATTCAGAGTTTATGGTCAACCGGTGATCCGGTATTTGGTATCACTTCAAGCGCAACCAGCGGGGCAACATTATTTGATTACATCGTTGACCCATCAGGTGTAACTTATTCAGCAACATTGAAGATGTCCCCTGGTTCATTGTTACCAGCGTTTGGCACAGCAGCACACACATAATCTCGAAGTTTCGGTAAGTTACACGAAGTTTCAGGAAATTTAGTGAAGGATTTACAGTGAAGTTTGAAAACAAAGATTTGAAAGTTAGTTTCGAGATTGACGATGTTATCACCGTCCCAGTGCAATTGATGTACTGGGGCGCAATAGACGAAGCCGCCGGATTAGCCAAGTTTATGAAACGTTGGAACGGTGCAAGAATGATAGTCAAAGAGGGTTCATGGAAGTGTAAAGCTTTTAAAGACCACTTAGCCGCATTCAATGACGAAACTGACCCAACAATAACGGCGATAATTATGTGGTCTGCTCAAGTAGTTTATGACTATATTACAGGACTAACAGACTTCCCAAACGACTAAAGGCCGTTGCCTACGCTTATGCAGTAGGTAGCGGTCGGATGCCGATAGCTTATTCGACACTATTGAAGATTGATAGATTTGGAATACAGGCTGTTTACGGTAGAGAGTTGGGCGTGGATGAAATAACGATAATGCAAGGCGTAGAAAATATAATACTATCCGTGAAGTCAAGAGAGTCAAGTGATTTTGCGAAATGGATTACAGATAATCCACAAGCACAGGAATTACTAAGCGATGCAAGAAAGTGTGCGATTGAGGAAGGCTTAATAGATGAGTGATACCAATGTTAGGATAATTCTTGAAGTAGTTGACAAGAACGCTGCAAAGAACACTCAGAATGTAACAAAAGGGTTGACCGCTGCTAAAGTAGCCGTTGCTGCCTTTGCGGCTGTTGCTGCAAAAATGGCGGCTGATTTCGTTAAAGAATCTACTCTAATGGCGGCGAGGGCTGATACTCTCGCAATAGTTACAAGAAAGATGGGGGAAAATGCTGGTTATAGTGTAACTCAAATAACTGGTTTTGAAAAATCTATTCAGTCAATGGGTATTACTACCATTGCATCGAGAGAAGCAATCGCTGCTTTAATACGGGCTAACATAGATTTAAGTAAAGGTGCAGATTTAGCAAGACTAGCACAAAATGCTGCTGTAATTGCGAACGAAGATTCAAGTGCATCATTCAAAGCATTATCTACTATTGTCGCAACAGGCAACACGCTCATGGCTAGACGGCGTGGGATAATGGTTGATTTTGTTGGCGCTTATAAAAGACTAGCAGAGCAACTTGGAAAAAACGTTGACGAGTTAACAGACGCAGAAAAATCACAAGCTCGATTAAATGAGGTAATGAAAAAAGGGGAAGCTATTTCTGGCGTTTATGAGGCGGCTATGGAT